AGCCATGACACTATCTATACTACCATCACTTTTTCCATCGGCCACTTCTTTGTTAGTTGCTGCCGTATCCTTATTATCTTCCAGTTTCTTTTCTGATTTAAAGTAACTGTTTTTAATAATGTTCAGTTTTTCTTTGTACTGTTCATCTGATTCGTAATCAACATCTTCAGTTAACTCTTTCATTTTTTCAATGTCTGTGTCAACCATGCCTTCTACGATATCACGGAATGCGTCTTTAGCTCTATAAGTATTTAAATCTTTCACCGTATCCATATGCTTCTGAGTTGACTCATCAAGTTTAGTTTCCAATTCGGCAACTTCTTGAACAAGACTCTCAAAGACATCTTCCTTCTCTGCTGGAACATCAATATAATGTTCCTCAAACAACTTCTTCAAACCAGAAATAAAGCTCTCTGTGACTTCGTTGCGAACACCTTGTTCAACAGCAAGCTTATTTTCTTCCATCCATTCTTTTACAACATAATTCATATACTCATCCATTTTCTCTGTCATATCTTTCTGGATGCTTTCTGTTTTTTCTTCCATGTCTTTCTTAGATTCTTCACGGACTTGCTTTCGTATCTTAGCAATCTTAGACTTAACTGCAGCCTCAAAGATTGTAGCAGCCTTCGTTTTGAAATCTTCAGAAAGTTCTTCTCCATCAATCAATGCAGAAACATCTTCAGAAACATCTACTTCGATTTCTTTTTCTTCCTTCTTGGCTTTAGACTCGTCTTTATCGTCATCATCTTCGTCATCATCATCTTTGTCTTTATCCAACCAAGGTGGTTTACCTTCTTTTTTAGACTTGGATTCTTTCTTAGACTCCATCTCATCTTCATCTTCATCATCATCCTCATCATCTTCTTCTTCTTTCTTTACTTTACCTTCTTGTTTAGCAGAAGCTTTAGATTTTTTTGCTTTGGGATCTGATGCTTTCTTAGTTCCTTCATCTCCATCAGGCTCAGACTCTTTTCGTCCTTCTTCGTCATCACCTATATCAGGTAGACCTAATTCTTTATTAGCACTTTTCGCTTCTTCCATATCAACCTCTTCAAGTTTTCCATCATCTGTGAGTGTTTCTTTCTTTGCCATTTTTAATCTCCTAAAAGTAATTTGTTTCGTATAATATTTATAATACTATAGATTTTGAAGAAATTTGGTGAAAACTTCTAGTTTTTTCTGTTCCAATTCCCTCGATTTTGCGTTCTCGATAGTTTTTCTCATCTTGTCGATCTCTCGTTCTTTGATAACACCATTCTCCCATACCCATTCTTTGCCTTCCATAATACCATTGACAAATGCATCTGGTGCTGACGGATCAGCAACAATGTCAACAGTTGAAAGAACAAAATCACTTTGTACTTCGTTTACACCTTCTTTATTTGTTTTAACACTTCCCATACCTCTGGAAGATACACCAAGTTTAACACCCTCATTAATAAAACTTTTAACAATATTACCATTTGGGGTGTCCATTACTTTAGCCTTACCAACAAAATTCTTACCATCTTCTTTTAATTCTTTGATAACATGAGAAACTCTATCCAAGTTAATGATGGGTCCCATTGGATGTCCAAGTTCACCAAGAGCTCGGCCTTCTTTAACGTATCTATTATTAAAGTTATTAACTTCTTTTTTCAAAACAGCATGAGGATATATTCTTCCATTTTGATTTTTAAGATCAGACTGCATGAAGATACCCTTAATATATTGTTCTTTACCCTTAGACTCTGTAATATACTCCAGTTCATGGGTATGTTCTGTTATTAGTTTCATTTGTTTCTCCTTATCCTAATCCTGTTTTAACTTTTGATTTAGTTTTTTTCATCAATCGTTGCATTTCTCTTTTCCTAACTTGTGGCATTATTCTTTTTGCTATTTTATGAATCAATGCTTTCTTTTTAAACAAACGTCTTTCCAAATCTTCTCTTGCTGATAATGATAAGTCAGCCTTTTTTCTAGTCTTTAAAAATCTTTTAGCAACAAGTGCTCGTGCTTTCTTTAGTGCGCGCACTCGCAATTGTGCTGGTGATGCTTTTCTTCGTAATGCAATTGCACGTTTACGAGCAATCATTTTACCTTTAGTTCTCATCATTCTAGCACGACGCATACGAGCCGTCTTACTCATAATCTCATTGATGACTCCATCAACCATATCGTCTATTAAAGCATCATTCATTTTGATTCATCCTTTGGTGTGTCTTGTGATGCTTCCCATTCTTTATGTGTCATGTCAGAATGTACTTTATCACAATCATGGTTCTCTGTTCTTCGGCCATCACCACCATGACATTTTTTTCTTGCACCATCTGCTTTAATATACTCAGTTACTTTTTGAATGATACTTTCTCGTTTTTGTGCATCACGATTTTTTTCTAATTCTGCTTGTTTCTTCTCAGCTTTCTTTTCACGATCATTCTGTGCTTTAGTTGTTTCAGCATCACGTTTAGCTTTTTCTTTTTCAGTATCAATTTTTCGTGCAGAATTTTCTTTTTCTTTATTAATCTTTTTCATGGAGGCTTCTTTTTTTCTATTAGCCTTTTGTACTGCTGCTAAATCTTCTTCTAAGTGTTGCTTAAAAGTTTTCATTTGTCTGCCTTTACAGGTTCAGTCGATGCTGTTGGTTCTACATCAGCAAGAGAAACTTCAGTAGAAATTGGTTCATCATCAGAAGGCAATACAAATTTAAAAGATTTTTTAAAATCTTCAATTGCTTTATAAGACTTATCTTTTAAAATAGTATTAATACCATCCCGTGCTTTATTTAATTTTTTACTAACAATATCTTTTAATACATTACTTTTAATATCGGTCATCTATTTGATCCTTTCTTTCATTACATTTTTAATTACATCAACTAATAAATCATCTGTCAGACTACCTTCGTCAATCCATTCTTTAACTTCATCATCATCTTCTTGATCTTTACCAGTAATTCTATTCATTACATCTTTTTTCCAATCAGTCTTTTGAACCCTTTCAATAGATTGAATATCATCTGGTTTTTTTAATTTTTTTCGTAGATCGGCTTTAACTTGTCCAGCACTTTTTGCATCAACATAGAATGGAGGAAATCCCTCTACTTCTACTTTCCACATGGACTCTGTAAATAAATTTTGTTTATAATTTTCCAAAAATCCTCTTGTCTTAGTATTTAGAAGGGATTTAATTGTTTTACTAGTATTCCTCATCTGCATCTCCTTCAGAATTATTCGCTTCGGCTTCAGATTTTTCTGCCTCCATCTGTTTATCAAGTTCTTGTATCTGTTCCTCAGTTTGTTGTAAAATATTCTTACGAATATACGCTTTAGAATAATATTCACCAACGTAATCCTGAGCTTGACTTAAAACTTCAAAACGATCTCTCATAATCTCAGAGTTCTTTAACTCCATGAAGTGAGAATCTTTAGCCCATACATATCGAATACGATCTCTAATAGTAATCCAATCCTCTTCTTTAATAATACCTTTAAGAATTAACTGGACTCTTAACAAATCACAAAAAAGATACGAAAATTTATGTCGTAAACGTGTAACAAATTTTCCAAACTTTACTTCATCTCTTGTAATCTCAGAAGCTCGCCCCAAATTAAACTGAGTAGAATCTGTACCTTCAATTCGTGAAATCGGAACATTTAATGACTTATATAATTTCTTTCTAAAATATTCTATGTCATCTGTTTCACCAAGATTCTGTCCACCAGGAAGTGTACTGATTTCAGTACCACGACCACCTTCTCGTCTTGGCAACCAGAAATCTTCCAACATTGAAAGATGTTTACGTTGATCTTCTACTTCTCCCGATGATGCGTTATAAATCATTTTCTGTTTATAACGATTCATTACCTGTTGTAAGTACTGCTCTGCTTTCAACTTCGGAAGATTACCAACGTCAATATAAAATATTCTTCTTTCTGGAGCTCTTGCTAATCTATAGATAACAAGAGCATCTTCGATCATTCTTAATTGATTGAAAGGTTTAATAGCTTTAAACAAATAACCAACCACAATCTGTTTTACTTGGTCAATTAATCCTGAGTGAACATATGAAATTGCATCGGGTGCAACTCTTATTGCGTTTGACTGTCCACCAATTGTTGCATGACCTTGTTGGAATGAACCAACATTCATTGCGTCGGGTGTATAAACATAATATTCTTGTACATCTTCAATTACTTCAATATCACCTTTCTTTTTCTTTTTTACTTCTCGTACTTTTTCAATATTTAAAGGATCAATTGGTATTAATTCTTTAATACCATCCTTAGCTCTGCTATTATCAATAACTATATGATGATATAATCTACCATCAACATACCATTTTTTAAATAAGTCTGCACCATTTAAATTAAAATCTAATAGATCAAGAAGAACACTAAATTCTGTTTGCATCTTCTTTTTGATTGCATCAGTATAATCTAATGAACCTAAATCAAGAGCTACAATAGGTTGATTTTCTTCTTGTATTACTGCGTCGTTAATAACATCTTCTATGGCTCCATCAACTTCATGTGAAAAACTCATTTCACGATATTTCTGAACTAACTTCTTTTCATTTTTAGCATCTGCGTCAGTATTCAAATAATGCCCAAGAATACCTCCACCATCAACTATAGTTGTAGCACCATCTAAGTTTTCTGGTGTTACAAAAGTTTTTCCTTTTTTATCTTTTTTTGATTTTATCTCAAAACCAAATAACTCAAATGCCATATAGAATACCTTTTTTAAAATTCATAATAAGAGGGGGGATGAATCATCCCCCCAAATCAATTAACCACCAAACGTAGTATTTACACCTACTGAAACAGGTCCTACTTGAACTCTACCACGAACACCAATTTCCCAATTGCTATCTCTTGCACCAGTAACATCAAAACCAGTACTCATATCAGAGTGCCAGTTATTAACTGCGAATGTTACACCATATTCTTCAACTGTGTCATTAGTATCCATACCAAGATCAATAGCTGCAATCTCTGTCGGATAGATATCTTCCATACGATATGTTCTAAGTGCTTCACCATTTCGACCCATTTGGATAACTTGTGCTTGTCCATAAACTGTTGAATGATTCAAAGAAGAAACATTAGCTGCATGGTGAGTAATGTTTGCACTCCAATCTTCAAATGCAGAACGAATAACAAATTGAGGATCATTCAAAACTGTTACAGTCCAATCAGCAAATGTTCTATCACCAGGAACTTTCAACTGCCTTCCACGAAAAGGTACATCAATATTACCAATCGTAGATGCAGGAAGTTGTGCGGCTTTACACAAGAACTCTATTTGTGGGATTCCCACTTGATGAGTAATGCTGACACGAAATAGATTCGGTCTTACACCACCTTTGAACGACTGTTTAAAGTCATGTATGTTTGTTGCCATGTTATTACTCCTTTATATTTTTATAGTATTTATACGATTAACCACCAATTTCTGTGAAATTAACATCAGTTCTGGCAGCAATAAAGTTCAATTGAATGTAATTGATAGACCTTGAAGGTTTAACATAAATGTCACCAACAAAGTTATTAGCATCAACCACTTCCCCTGTATTATTTGAACCGTCACATACTACTTTAAAATCAGTAATACCACGGCGTCCCTGTACTTCTCTCAAGAAAGGTTCAACCATATTAACAAACTGTGATCGTGTAAATTCATCATTGAACTCAAATAACATTGATTTAGCTGCATTAGATATTGCCTTCTCCAATACAATAAATAATCTTCGTACATTGATGTGGTCAAATGCAGTTGGTGCTGTTTGCATAGTCTTGTCACCCCAAAGAACTACACCAGAACCCGTTTGTGTAACAAACGGATTAACACCAATTTTATATAGTGAATCACGATCTGCTTTGGTAGGCTCCCAAGAAAGTTTAACAATATTCTTAACAGCACCTCTGGTAATACCAGCAGGTGACCACCATGCATCATGTGTATAGTCAACCTTTGCACATAGACCAGCAACATCACCACACATAGGAACATAGATGAATTTATCTTGGTAACGATCATATTGATATTTCCATGCACTATCCATAGCACCATAACTATTGCTTTGACTCATAGTAGTTTTATTACCAGTAATATCTGTAATTTGATCTGTTCCAGAATGTACTACTGAATCTTTTGCAGGTGAAACAAATGCCATACAATCTTTTCGTGCAGCTGCAAGACCAATAATATGTGCTGAAGTTGTTACTTCAGTTCCACTTGCACCAGGTGTTCCAACTAACAATGTAACATCAGATGTTTCTGCATCTCCAAACAATGTATACCCTGCTTGAAGTTCACCAGTTGTAGGTGCATCAGCTGAAACACCAAGTGTCAATTTACCACCAACAACTCCTTGAGCAGCTGTTGCACTACTAAAAGTTTTAAAAGCTGCACCAGCTTTTGCAGTTCCAGCATGTACTGCCGGTGACGCATCTGTTGATCCTGAAGTAAGTTCTACTACTCGACCCAACCAAGCATACTTTGATTCATTTCGTAAAACATCTCCGATATAATTACTAGAGCCATCTGATCGTTTTGCATCAGATGCTTTACTTACATAAGCAAATCTTTCTAAAATCTCTCCAGGTACACCTGTCCATAATCCACCTTCGTCTATTACTAAAACATGACACTCATCATTAGAACCACCCGCAGCTAAAACATCAGCAGATGTACCGGGTGCTGTATCAAAATTTGCCAACCAAACTGCGTTCAAATTTGCTGATGAACCATCAGCACCTGCTCCAGCAGTTGCAGTTGAATCAGACCATGCATTAGAATCAATACATCTTACATTAAGACTATTGCCTAGCTCGCCAGGATATTTTGCAACAAATAATGAAGTACCACTTGCAAGTGCAGCAGCTTGACTATCATAATGTGTTACATTTTTAATTGTTACTGCTGTTCCACCAACATCAACATCACCAACCTGTGCGTTTTTCGCAGCTGCACCAACAACTCTTGACACAATTAAATTATTAGAATATGCTAAAAAATTAGCTGCACACCACCAATGCTCTTGTGTAGCCGTGTTTGGTTTTCCAAACTTTTCAACAAAATCGTTTTCTGAAATTACAGACGTTCTTTCTAAGACCGGTCCCCATTGATAGGCACCTGCTACTGCACCAATGTTTGTTGACACATTGGGTACAACAGTAGTTAAGTCTTTCTCTGTTATGTTAATTCCGGGTGATACTTGAAATGCCATTTGATTTCTCCTTTACATTCTTAATATTGATATAGATTTTACTTGTTAAATGTATCAACTTTTTGCCAGACAGCACCATCAGGCATCAGTTCATACTCGTCATCCAATCCATCATCAATAATACCAAAAGGAATTGTCATATCTTCTATTGAATCCATTTTATTTTGATACAACTTTTCTCTAATATTCAAATTACTCAGTTCTTTAAAATACTGTTGATCTACTAACCAACCAAATAAAACCAATGTTGTAACCAAATCATCATTAGAACCATCTTCCGCTGCAAACGTATCTCCGTTTGTAACAAAAGTTGTTAGTTCAGAAATTATATCATAATCAACAATAATTAATTTATCTTCTTCAATTAAACTTTTTAGATTTGAACAGCCCAGTTTTTTAACTTGTTTGGTTGTTCTTACTCCTAATGAAATATCTTTTCTATGACCACTCGATATTTGTTGGCCATGTCTACCAAACCATGATGTTGTAAGTAGATTTTCATATTCTAAATCATGGTGTAAAACATCTGCTACTTGAGCTCCGATGTCGTTACTCTCTACCAAAACATAAGCATCATTATATTTCTTTCCTACATTATTTATAATATTAGGAAAGAGTAGAGGTGCAACAGTATTATTACGATATTTTGCTGCAATTTTATATGGAATTTCGGTTGAATCAAAAACTGTGAATGTAGAATAATCTAATCCTTGTCCACGAGCTGTATCAACTGTAATAGTATATGTTCGACCCATTTCTGGTTCTTCATATATATCTAAATCTTCTCTCGACCATAATGGTGAACTATAAGATAATTCTTGCAACTTCTCATATGATATTAGAGTATTAGAAGAACCAAGAAAATCTGCCTCATACTCTTGTCGAAATGCTTCTTCACCAATATCTGATATAATTTT